AGCAGGCTACTGGTGGAGCTAGACGGGTTTTCTAAGGAGAGTATTGACCTAGAGCACGAGGTGCAGTGGATCGTACAGGGACAGGTGGACAACGGGTGGCTACTGGATCAGCGGCTGTGTCACACACTGTGTGCTAAATTCAAGGAGCGTATGTATGCTATTGAAGAAGAGTTACAGGAAGTGTTCCCACCAATTGTCGAAGAGAGGTGGTCAGAGAAGACGGGCAAGCGTCTCAAGGATAAGGTCACGGTGTTCAACCCCGGATCACGGCAACAGGTGGCAGAAAGACTTGAAGCTAAGGGTGCTGTATGGTCGGAACTCACCCCATCTGGTAGGCCACAGGTGGATGAAAAGACACTTGAAGAAAACAAACATATACCGGAAGCTGTTTTGGTTCTTGAGTACCTTTTACTGCAAAAGAGATACGCCCAAGTATCTTCATGGATAGAGCACGTACAGGAGGACGGCAGGGTACACGGTAGGGTAACAACCAACGGCGCAATAACAGGACGCATGACACACCAGAGTCCTAACATGGCACAGGTTCCCTCAGTAAACTCTCAGTTTGGCAAGGAGTGTAGGGACTGCTGGATTGTACCAGAGGGACGCAGGCTGGTAGGTGTTGACGCCAGTGGACTAGAACTAAGGATGCTCGCTCACTACATGGGCGATGAGGAGTTTACAAATGTCTTGCTTAGAGACGACATTCACACCAGAAATCAACTTGCTTCAGGGCTTGCAACAAGACCTCAAGCTAAGACTTTCATCTATGCTTTCCTCTACGGAGCAGGAGACGCTAAAATCGGAAGCATCGTCGGAGGAACGGCAAAAGATGGCAATGCGCTTAGGACACGCTTTCTACGAAATACACCTTCTCTTGAAGCTCTACGAGAACGAGTTGGATCTGCTTCTAGGAAAGGATACCTCATCGGACTCGACGGACGAAAGCTTTGGGTCAGATCAGAGCATAGTGCATTAAACACACTCTTGCAGTCTGCTGGTGCAATCATTATGAAACGTGCGCTGGTTCTGTTGGATGACTACGCAACGCAACACAACATTGACTACAAGTTTATAGGGAACATCCATGACGAGATACAATCGGAGGTGGCTACTGAACAAGCAGAGAAATTTGGCTGGCTCGCAGTCGAGTGCATCAAGGCGGCTGGCATTTCTTTTGAACTCAGATGCCCCCTCGACGGAGAGTACAAAGTCGGATCAACGTGGGCAGACACACACTAGGGAGACAGAGATGAGCAAACCTTGGACTAAAACATCCGGTAAGTACTATAAAGATAATCCTGAAAGAGTAAGGCAAAGAGCATTAATACACGATAAAACAAAAATGTTTGTTAATGGTAAGTACGTCAGGAAAGACCACCCACTACACAAACCCGGACGCTACAAGACGTTTGAAGATGCGGCCTTCAGTAGTCTCGCGAAATACGAACTGAGTCGTGAGGGACAGGTGTACATCATTACCAACCCTAACTTCCCTGAGTGGGTTAAGGTGGGCATGGCTGTGGACTCAGAGGACAGGCTCAACGGATACCAAACGTCTTCACCGTTCAGAGACTACGAGTTGTTCACTTGCTGGTCTGTGACTGACAGACGGTCTGCTGAGTCAGAGGCGCACAGCCTGCTAGAGAAAATGCATGACCGCAGAGGTGAGTGGTTCAATTGCACACCGGACCAAGCACAGTCAGCCCTAGCTGACCTAATGGAGCAACATAAATGAACAAACTTTACTCACTGGTAGACGATATATACGCTGTTGTTGCTTCCAAAGAAGTACCAGAAGACGTTGATCTGTACGAAGAGATTGACCGCTTTGGTGAGAACTGTAAGAAGCTCATGTCAAATCTGTTCACAGAGAAGCGTGACGGACGCAAGTTACGAATGTCAAACATCGGGCGTGATGATCGTTACCTCTGGAACGTGGTTAACAACCCAGACGTACATGAGGAAATGACTCCTAACACCTACGTTAAGTTTATGTACGGGCATCTGATCGAAGAGATGCTGTTGTTTCTAACCAGACTTTCAGGACACGAGGTGACAGATGAGCAAAAGCAGTGTGAAGTCGCGGGTATCACGGGGTCTATGGACTGCAAAATTGACGGTGTTGTCACTGATGTTAAGAGCACTTCCTCTTTTGGGTTTAAAAAATTCAAAGACGGAAGTTTGGCTTTTGATGATCCGTTTGGATACGTTGCTCAAATTAAAGGGTATGCACACTCTGAAGGGGAAACCAAGTTCGGCTGGTTAGCTATGGACAAACAGAACGGCCATCTAACGTACCTGATGTACGACTCTGAGGACACACAGGCTCCCGTGTACGACAAGATTGGCTACGACATAGAGGAGCACATCAACCGCATAAAAAAGCTAGTAGAGCAACCGGAAGCACCAGAGCACTGCCACGAAGTCGTACCAGATGGCAAAAGTGGAAATCAAAAGCTCGCAGTCGGTTGTTCCTACTGTCCCTACAAGCATACTTGCTGGCCCGGAGTAAGAACATTCCTGTACTCAAGTGGACCCAGATACTTAACAGAGGTGGTCAATGAGCCGAAAGTCGCGGAAGTCTAAACTAGGAAACTTTAGGTCGGAGTTTGAAAAAGATGTTGCCACGCAGTTACAACCATTTGGTTTTACGTACGAACCGTTCCAAGTCCCGTACAGGATCGAACGGAAGTACACCCCTGACTTTGTGTATGAACTCAACGGACGAACGTATCTCATTGAGTGCAAAGGATACTTTCGATCAGGAGACACGCAGAAGTATAGATCGCTCTCTCAGTGTCTCCCAGAGACGCAAGAACTCATCTTTGTACTGATGAAGCCTAATCAGAAAGTGAGTAAAAGTACCAAACTTACTATGGCTGAATGGTGTGACAAACACGAAATACTATGGTATAATATAGACACACTTAAGGAGTTGGTTGATTATGTCTCTGACACTAGAAGAAATTAAGGAGAAGCTTTTGAGGTTTTATGATCCTGACGATCTTCTGGAAGCACTACAGATCTCATCAGAAGAAATATTAGACAGGTTTGAAGACAAGTTGTTGCGTAGGCTAGATGAGTTTCAAGAGGACTTAGAGGAAGAGGTCGATGCGGAATGAGTGGACTTGGTATTCAGACTGTGAGATACGTAAAAAAATCTGTGAAGAGCAGGGGCATCATCCAGAAGAATGTGCAGAGAAGTTTGAGGAGTGCAGAAAAATGTCAATAGACGAAGCAACACCCGCAGAGTGGAACAAAGTGTCTAAGACAGCAGTAGGCAAACTGTACCACCCGGAGGACAAGCACAATCCAGTGACGCAACCAGACCACTACAACAAGGGGGCGATAGAGGCCATTGAAGCAATCAAGGCGTCCATGCACCCACAGGAGTACAAGGGGTATCTCAAGGGCAACTGCTTGAAGTACCTGTGGAGGTACGAGTACAAAAACGGTGTAGAGGATCTACGTAAGGCCCGTGTCTATTTGGAATGGCTTATAAAGGAGGTTGCCTTATGAAAGTAGTAGAAGGAAAGTTTGGTAAGACAAACCAAGATAAGAAAGAGATCGCCACATCAGAGTTCCTATCAGCTTTTGTAGTCAAGGCGCTGGAACACGAGGAAGAGGGACGAAAGGTAAAGGTGGCTGTTGTGATGTACGAAGACGGTGAAATGTTCGAAGTAGCGTCCAACGAGCAGTACCCTGATGGAGTGTATATGCTCTTGCAGATGGCGGGACAAGCAATCATTAATGAAACATTAGGAGTAACAGAATAGATGGACGCATACCAACAATACATACACAAGTCACGGTACGCCCGTTACCTTCCAGAAGAGAAGCGCAGGGAGACTTGGGAAGAGACAGTCAACCGATATGTAAACTATTGGGGTGATAGTCTGCCAGAAACGGATCGTAAAGAGGTCTTTAAAGCTATCCACGATCTAGACGTAATGCCATCCATGCGAGCACTGATGACCGCAGGAGAGGCTCTGGATCGTGACAACGTAGCAGGGTTTAACTGTAGCTACCTACCTATAGACCACCCCAAGGCCTTTGATGAACTTATGTACGTCCTTCTGTGTGGCACAGGGGTAGGCTTTAGTGTAGAGCGCCAATACATTAGTAAACTACCAGAAGTAGCGGAGACATTCCATGCAACCGACACAGTTATTAATGTTGCGGATTCGAAGGTCGGATGGGCGAAATCGTTTAGGGAGTTGGTATCACTGCTGTACTCAGGTCAAATTCCCCAATGGGACGTTAGCAGAGTACGACCTGCAGGTTCCCCACTCAAGACTTTCGGAGGTCGTGCAAGTGGTCCTGAACCTCTCGTCGATCTTTTCAAGTTCACAATCGAACTCTTTCAAGGATCATCTGGGAGACGCCTTACGTCCATTGAATGCCACGATCTTTGCTGTAAGATTGCTCAAATCGTCGTTGTCGGAGGAGTCAGACGAAGCGCCCTCATCAGCCTCTCAAACCTGACGGACGATAGGCTACGACGATGCAAGCACGGGCAGTGGTGGACTGATGAGCCACAACGTGGGCTGGCTAATAACTCTGCTTGTTACACAGAGAAGCCGGACTTTGAAGCATTCCTAAATGAGTGGACTAGTTTATATGAATCACGATCTGGTGAACGAGGTGTCTTTAGCAGAGTGGCAAGTCAAAAGCAAGCTTCAAGAAATGAACGAAGAGATGCTACCTATGATTTCGGAACTAATCCATGTAGTGAAATCATCCTCAGACCCTACCAGTTCTGCAATCTTTCAGAAGTTGTTGTTAGGCCACAAGATACACTCGCAAGCCTCAAACGAAAAGTTCGGATTGCGTCTATCCTTGGGACTCTTCAGGCTACCCTCACAGACTTCCGATACCTCCGAAATATTTGGAGAGTAAACACGGAAGAAGAGGCCTTGCTAGGCGTGTCTCTGACAGGTATCATGGATCATTCTATCCTGTCTGGGCGTGAGGACAAGGCAAAGCTGAAGAAGTGGCTAACGGAGATGCGTAATGAAGCTATTGTCACTAACGAGAAATGGGCTAAGAGATTGGGTATTAATCCTTCTGTCGCAATTACTGCGGTTAAGCCTTCTGGTACTGTTAGTCAGTTGGTCGATTCTGCTAGTGGCATTCACCCTCGCTACAGCAATCAATATATTAGACGAGTCCGTGCTGACTCTCGTGACCCACTTTGTGGGGTCTTAGAGGCCGCAGGAGTCCCTGTGGAGGACGATCTAATGTCCCCTAGTACACGGGTATTCTCCTTTCCTGTTGCGTCTCCTGAAGGCGCTGTGACGGCCTCAGACATGGGTGCTATGGAGCAGTTAGATCTGTGGGAGATATATCAGGACTACTGGTGTGAGCACAAGCCGTCTATGACTTGCTACTACCGTGATGAGGAGTTTCTAGAGGTGGGGCAGTGGTTGTACAACAAGTTTGACAAGGTAAGTGGTATATCTTTCCTTCCATACTCAGACCACACTTATCAACAGGCTCCTTATGAACCTGTGGACAAGAAGACGTACAACCAGATGGTTAAGGACTTTCCAAAGGAAATATCGTGGGATATAGAAGAGGCCAGCGATATGACTGAGGGGTCACAACAACTGGCCTGCACAGGGAACAACTGTGAGCTATGACATAAAGAATATGGAGTAGCCCTCTGACTTACCTACGTCCTCTGGCTTGTCTTTCGGGTCATGGGGCGTAGGTATTCCCTGCGCTTGCATCTTCTTGACACGATCCTTTGACTTCTGACACATAGTGTGGTAGTCGTGGGATGTGTAGCTTACTGTGTGCTTATCGTCGTTCTTCTTCACGGTTTCCTCCGGTTAACATACCTGTGCCTATGGTGGCAACTCCTGCATTTATCTGTTGTTCTGCCCTTAGTGCTTCTGTAGAAGGTTTTGCGTTAGCTATATCAAACAAACTTTCTTTGACATTCTTTTTATCCTGTGGTTGTGGTGAAGCAATCTTGCCTTTTGTCTTCTTAATGTCAAAGAACATTGGGGGCGTAACTGAGATAGACCTGTTAGGCAACGCGGCGTCTACCAAAGGGCCAATCACAGGAGTCTTCTCTAGGAAATTGTGTTCGTCTGAGATCACAGCCATAACCCTGCCGTTAGGGTTCACCTTAGCTATATAGTTTACGCCTCCCTCAGTAATCGCGTTACCTGAAAAAGAACCTGTAGTCCATATCCCGTTCTCACGAGCGTCCTCTAGTGTCTTAGACTTAGGGTGTAGTTTTATCTCGCTATCCTTTAAGTGCCTCCACGTTTCTTCTAGTGTCGGCTTAGGGTTTTTCTTGTACAACGCATTCATCGTCTTAAAAACTTTACTCTTTTGTCGGAAGTCTAGAACGTGTGATCCAGTTACCTGATCTCCAGAGCCGGGATTCTTAATCCTAATGTCTGCTGTTGGCGTTTCACTAACTTTTCTTCCCTTTCGGTCTTTCCACACGCTCATTACGTGGTCTTCTACGATGCCCAAATCTTTGTTAGAGACACCCACAGGCTTACCAGATTTCTCGTAAACGCCTGTTAGTTTGTTATCCTTTATCAGCTTCCTATACGATCCCTCAGTAGCTTTCACAGGCTCCGTTAGAAAGCTCCTGCGGTTTAGGTCTTCCACGGCTTCCGACTTAGGCCCAGTTCTTCCCGCTTGGTTTGCTATGTTTTCCGTTGCCTGCGTCTGAGCTACCGCCTTAGCTGTGTCCCTAGATCCCCCGGTCATCAGTGCGGTACGTGCGGTGTCCTGCATTGTCTGAGTAACTTGGTTCTGTCTGTAGTTAGCCCTCGCGCTAGGACTGAGGGTTTGCTCTACACCCCTAACAACAGAGTCTCCCGCCCAGCCCAAAAAAGACCCTACCCTCTCGCGCATATCGGCTGAATCTTGTGTTTTCTCTAGCCTACTGATAATAGGCCCGACCTTAGGTACGCGAGACAGCGCCTGTTGGTTCTGCATAATTAACTCATCAACCACAGTAGGCTGTGCGGTCTTAGAGGGGGCGTAGAAGTTATCTATGTAGTTACGTGCGGCGGCTGTTGTGTTGCCTGCAATGTCTCCCACCTTGTTAGCGGCTTTCATACCCTGCCTAACCAAGCCAGCGCCAGCGGCATTAAGGGGGTCAGCAACAAAGTCTAAACCCGTTTCCACAGCTTCATCAGTTACTGTAGCGGTTCCCCTGTATCCTGCCCTGTTACCTACGTTTACATCATAAGAGAAATCAGGCAAGCCCCAGCTTTCTTCGTCACCAGATATAGCCTCCTTAAGTTTACGCTGGGGGTACTCTGCCGCAGTCATAGCCGCGTCTGAACCACCCTTGGCCCTGTTGTAGCGAGCCTGAGCATAATTACTCTGGTTTCTAGCTAGTCTGTCTAACCATTTCATTCGTTTTCTTCCTGCTCTAGCTCAGACTCAATCTGCTTGAACACAGCGTTGAGATACGTGTAAATCTCTTTGCTGTCCCGCTGTAGCATACTTCGCTTCACTGGATCTTGTGTGGCCTGAATTGCTTTCTTAATTTCTCCAAACATATCACGCTTTAGGTAAGCAATCTTAGCTCTAACTTTCGCAGGACCGGGACGCCTAAGTTGGTTTTTAATGTAAGCGTATGGTCCGACTATTGCTGTGCCGCCCAAGACATAGATGGCGTTGCTTGCAACACCTAGTGCTGTGCTTCCGGCGTACTTCTGAAGACCTAATGAATTAATGAAACGACCAAAGCGTGTCTTAGCTTCCGTAGCCGCCTTAGCGTTCAAAGAGCCAATAGAGGGTATAATCTTTGACATTTTAGAAAAGACAGTTTCTGCCTCAGGTACTACATCAAATACGGTTTGGTTTACGGCCCTACGCACAGCCATAGCCGCTAAGTTTCTAGTAGTGAGAGAATCACCAGATAAATCGTAGCCCATCCGGTTTGCTCTGTCATCAAACATAGAACGGGTGACACGAAACCCTTGAAGTGTGCCTCCCTGTTCATCAATGATCGCTAGAGCTTCCTTGAACAAACCAGCCGTTTCTTGCTTTGCCTGTTTTGATGACATAAGTTTAGGATTAGAGGCCACAATCGCGTCAAACTCAGCCTTCATATTGGCCCGTAAACTGGTATCTAATTCAGGCCAGTTCACTTTACTTTCGTTCTTTGCCAGCATCTTCATCAGGCTGACCTCTAAATCATCGTAGTACCGCTGAAATGCGTTGTGGTTCGCCTGTAGGGTTTTGTTGCCAGATACTCCTGCAGACTTAGCTATGTCAATAAGCTCAACTTGTTCTGGTGTAGCAATCTGCTCTTGAACACCCCTGATTCCTTTCGGGTCTTCAGTTAGCCTTACCTGTTCAGGGGTTTTCTTGTCCCCCACAAACAGTACGTTGTAAACATCAGCGTCACCGCCCTTCAGGGGCAGTGCCTCGTTACGCATCCCAATACGCTCTAGCTTCTTAGGCACTACTTTTTGCTTTATCAGTGGTCCTGTACCCTTAGTAAAACCTAGGTCCATGATAGCGACAAGGTTAGCCGCCTCGTTAGGGTAGTTATTCTGAAACTCCTCCCATGTCTCCATGCCTTCACCAGCGGCGGCCCAAGCCATCTGACCACCCTTGGTCTGCATCAGCGCCTGAAACTGCTCTGCGGCCCCTTCCTTGAGTCCTTCAGGGAGCATACCTACTCCCTTTTCTGCGCCAAACATAACCATTTCAGACGCAGAGTCAAAGACCATTCTCAGGGGCGTAGTGACTGTCTGTAGGAGAACAGACGGAATGTTTGTGGACTGCCTGTACTGCTCCTCAAGCACCGCAGGATCACTCAGGGCGGCACTAATGCCAGCCATAGTTCCTGCCTGCTGACTCTGGCTCAACCTCTGCATAGTCTGTGCTTGACGTTCAAGACCTCTCTTGTAAGGCTCAGAGAAAAACCTGTCCCACAGAGACATTTCTTCTGTTTGCACATCAGAGTTGTATACGTCTACTGCATCAGCCTCAAACGCTCTTTCAAACGCTGACTCATCATCCACCAGCATTTCTTTCTTTTGCTCTTCAGACACCAGAGGTTCACCCTGTGCGGGTTCACCAAAGGCTCTTTCAAATGCTTCCATATCTTCTGCAAGAGACATTTATATGCTCCTATTCTA